GCGGGGAAGTGCAGGGGTTTCGCGATGAGGCGGGCAAGATATGGACGCCGGGCAATCTGGTATGGCTACAGTCGCCATTTCTGAACGTGACAGGAGTGATGCTGATCAAGCGAGCGACCTTCACCCAGAGCAAGGGTGAGGGTTCGAAGACGCGATTGGAATTGATCGACCCGCGCGCGTTCGGTGGCACCGCTGCCAAGGGCAGCAGCGCCGGCGATGCCTGGATGATCGAGGATCAGGGCTGAAATGCATCATACATCGGAAGAGCGCAATGCCATCCGCACCATGCTGCGCCGCGCCTCGATCGCCTCATCAGATGATAGCGGTACACAACAATTGTTGGCGCTCTCGGGGCTTTCCTCCGATGCGCTGAAGAAAATCGTTCATATCCAGCCGTTCGGCTTCTCATCCAATCCGCCCGTTGGCGGCGAGGGACTGATCCTTTGCCCCGGCGGCCGTTCCGACCGGGCGATGTTTTTCGGCGGCGAGCATCCCGCTCATCGGCCGCAGAATACGCCCTCCGGCGGAACTATTGTTTATGACGCTTTTGGCGACATCATCTCGATCGTCCAACAGAACATTCGCATCGTTCATGCGACTCAGGTTTCGATCGAAGCTCCTGCCGTCATCATCAAGGGCGCGCTTACGGTGACGCAGACCTTTAATGTGCAGAATAGCGGCGGCGTGTCGGCGCCGGCGACGGTCACGGGCAGCATCGCCGTCACCGGCGATGTCACGGCGGGCAACATTAGCGTGATCAACCACGTGCATGGCGGCGTCCAGCCTGGCGGTAGCAATACCGGCGCGGCGACGGGTTAAGACATCATGGATATCCTGATCCGCGCCAACGAGGCTAACCAGCCCGATCCCTTCCTGCTGTGGGATTCGATCTATGATCCGGCCAAAGGATTTGCCGACTGGGCCTTGGCTGGCAATGCTCCGCTCAATGCCGGCGGCCTTGCCGCAACGGCCGCGCTCGATACCGCGGTCACGCTCTGTCTATTCACCGACAAGCGGTTACCTGCCAATCATCCGCTCGCCTATCTGGTGCCGGATGGCGATATGCGGGGATGGTGGGGCGACGGCATCGACGTCCGAGCCGATCTCGGCGAGACCGAAATGGGGTCTTATTGGTGGGTGCTCAAGCGCGCGCCGTTGACACCCGCGATCGCCAATTGGGCTACGCAATTTGCACTCGATGCGCTGGCCTGCCTGCAGGCGCAGGGCGCGGTCGCGCGCATCGACTGCAATACCGTGATCGCTAGCGATGCATTGATCCCATCGGTGCAGCTTTACGGCCGTGACGGTTCAAAAGTCTACGACCGCAAGTTCGATCTGGTGTGGCGGCAGCTTCAACCGGCGCAGGCATAAATGTTTCTGATCCCGACATTGCAGCAGAGTTTGCAGCGAGCCCGCGCCTCGTTTCGTACCTATCTTGCCGGTACCGACGCGTGGTTGTGGCCGAATAACGTCTACCCGACCGCGAAAGTGCTCGGCGAGCTGCAGCAGGAATTGTTCGGTTTTGCCGACTCGATCCAGCGCCAGAAATTCGCCATCACGGCCGATGACGACAATCTCGATCTGCATGGCGCGGAAATCGGTCTCGGGCGATTGCCGCCGCAGCCCTCACAGGGGCCGACGATATTGACATTCGCGGATGCCGTGACGGTTGCGACCGGCGCGGTGCTTCAACGCGGCGATGGCGTCCAGTTCGCGGCTACGGCCGGCGGTGCTGCGATCGGCGCCGGCACACTGACCGTACCGGTTAGATCGCTGACGCCGGGTCTGAACACGGTCACGGCGGAAGGTGCACCGCTTACGATCATCTCGGGCGTGACCGACGTCCATGGCGATGCCAAGGTTACTGCAGTCGCTGGTATCGGCGGGTTGATCGGCGGCGATGACGTCGAAAAGGACGGGGCTTATTTCACGCCGCCGCCTGGCACCTATCGGTACCGGATCTTGTTCAAGAAGCGCAATCCGCCGCATGGCGGCGCAGCGTCCGACTATGTGTTGTGGTGTGGCGAAGTTGCCGGCGTCACGCGGGTGTTTGTCGAGCGCCGCTGGTTAGGTGCCGGCACCGTCCGGGTGTTCGTGCTGATGGATAATCTCTATGCCAATGGCATCCCCCTGGCGGGAGACATCGCTCGGGTGCAGGCCTTCGTCGATACGCTCGCGCCAGCCGGGGCGGATGTGACGATCGCGGCGCCGATCGCCAATCCGATCAATATCTCGATATCCGGTATGGTCCCCAACAATCCGACGGTGCAGAACGCGGTGCTGGCCGAACTCGCCGCCGCCTTTCTGCGGCTCTCGAAGGTGGTAGGCAGTGATAAGCCGAACGTGGCGATGCCGTTTCTGGCGACCGCCGGCAGCTTCTCGCGATCGTGGATCTGGCAGGCGGTTGCAAACGCAACGGGGGAAGAACGGCACGTGGTGATATCGCCGCCGGCGGACGTTCCCCTGGCTGCTGGCCAGATCGCAACGCTCGGCAATGTGAGCTTCATAGCTTAGGCGATGACCTATTGTCCCACCAACGCGGATATCTTCCGCAATGCGCTGCCGCTGTTGCCGCGCGGCGACGCCTGGCAGTCCGACGAACCGCCGGGGCAGGTATTCACGGCGAACTGGGCGCAGTCCGGCCTGATGCAGGCAGGGATGTTCCAGCAGCTGACGCGGCCGCCCAGCATATTGCATCAGTTCTGGTCGGCGGTTTCGGACGTCTATGCCTTCGTCGCCGAGCGCTTTTGCGATCTCAAGAAAGAGTTCTTTTGCGCGACCGCGTTCGAGACGCTGGATCTGTGGTTTCAGGAGTACGGGCTTCCCGACAGCTGCGACCCGTTTCCGGACCTTTGCGCCAAGGTGGCGGCGCTGGGCGGCACCGATTGCAACTATTATAGCGCGGTCGCCGCCAACGCCGGTTGGTCGATCACGTGCAAACCGCTGTTCTCCGCGATCTGTGCCGAGTTCGGGCTCTTCCAGTTCGGCGGCGGCGGCTTTGGAGGTGTAGGCGGTGTTGCGACCATCCAGGTGTTAGTCGATCTCGATAGCAGTCCCGCCTTCACTGGTCTGCTGCAGACCCAGCCGTTCTTCGGCGCATTTCAGTTTGGCAATACTCTGAACTGCGCGCCGGATATTTCGGCGCTGCAGTGTTTGCTGGACCGCATTATCCACGCCCATATCGCTGTCATCTATCAAACCGTCTGAGGGTTTCTCATGACCACCGATCTGCTCGGATTCGGCACCAACGCATCGAACGTGATCATCACTCGCCCGGGCGATACGCGGGTGTTTGGAAATGTTGATACCTACGCCAAGGATTGCTCTACGCCGGCGGCCGGCGATGGTACCGCGATTTCGGCTGCCTGGGGTGTCGGCCTGATGCAGCAGCTGCGCGCCTTGATCCGCGGCAACGGTCAGACCGCAGGTCTCACTAATATCGTCACCGAAGACAATACCGACGATGCCATGGCGCTGAAGTCGGTGCAGAATCTGATCCAGCGCGGGCAGCCCAGATTTGCGGTCGACAACGGCGCGGCCGATGCGCTGGTGGTAGCGCTGACGCCGGCGCTTTTGGAATACAAGGCAGGCGTCTCGATCAAGGTGCTGGTAGCGCATGACGGCACCGGCGCGGCAGCGACCATCATCGTCAATGGCCTTCCACCCAAATCAATCCTGCGTAAGGGCGGCGCGCCGCTGCAGCCAAAGGATCTTCCGGCGGGCGGCATCGTCACACTCGAATGTGACGGGACACAGTTTCAGCTCGCCGACATGCCGGCGAACTTCTCGAGCGCGGCTGCGATTATCCGCTCTAGCGCGATACTCAATCTCACGCTGATCCAGCGTTCGATTGCATTGCTGCGATCTGCGGCCCCTGCGGTGCAGGCCATCAATATCCCGGCGGGAGCAGTCAACGGCAAAGAGTTCGTGATCACGGATGTGTTCGGAAACCTGCAGCAATTTCCGGCGACAGTGACTCCCCTCGGCGTCGGCGAGACCATCGCGGGCGCCGCGAACTACGTGATGAACCGTAATTTTCAAGAAACTATATTCCGTCTCTACGACGACGGAACCACGCGCATCTGGAGCCGTTCGACATGAGAAAGATTCTTTCGACCATACCGATCGTTGCGCTGCTCGTCGCGGCCTTCCTCTACGTGTTCGTTCCGCCGCCACGGGGGGCCTCTGCCTTCGAGGCGCAGAGCACGTGGGGCGGCACCGGCGCCGGCGCGCCCAATACACAGACTGTTGCGATCCCGAACGTTCTGTCGCTCAACGATGTGCTCGGGGTGCCCTTGCGGTATATCCCACTGGCCGACAATAGCGGGCCGGCGACAATCTCGATCAACGGCCTCGCGGCGACCGCGGTAATGCGTCCATCCGATATCGGCCTGGTGGCGCTATCCGGCGGTGAGCTACAGGCCAAAGTGACGATGACCATCATGTATGATGGCACGGCGATCGAGATCCTCGGCCCGATCGATATGACGCCGATCGGAAAGACTGTCGAATTCCGCGGTTCGGCTACACCGCGCGGCACCCTGATCGAGGATGGCAGCTGCGTTTCGCGTACCACCTATGCGCCGCTGTTTTCGAAGATCGGCACGACATACGGGGCCTGCGACGGCAGCACCACCTTCGGGGTGCCATTTTCAAATGGCCGCAGTTTTGTCGCGCTCGACAATCAGGGCTCGTCCACG